TTACGCTTTTACAATCGCAGAGTCAAATCCTGCTGCTTTCAATTTTTCCTGCAAGGAAATAGCATTTGCTTTGTTGCGATACGCTCCGACCTGTACACGATAAATAGAATCTTTATCACCTACGCTTGTCTCTGATCCAGAAGTTGCAGCATCGTCATCAGATGTGTTATTGGATGGTTCAATGTACTGCTGTCCTGTAATTCCGTAAACAATCGCACTTGCCATGCTCTTAAAGTCATACAGTGCTACATCGTCTTTATCATCCACGAAGCAACATTCAATCAGCATCGCAGGTGCTTTTGTGTGATTGAGCACGTAAAGCTTTTTGTTAATCTTCACACCACGATTTTTAAATCCAAGTGCTGCAATTGCTTTCACAATTTTCTCTGCAAATGGTTTTGCTTTGCTATTATCACTATAAATATATGCTTCTACACCTGTTGTCCGTCCGTTTCCAGACATATCCTTCGCACCTGCATTAAAGTGGATAGATACATCAAGATCAGCCGCATGAGAATTGCATTTACCTACGATGTTGCAAAGCACATTATTTGCACTTGTGCCATTGTCAACCGTACAGTCATACACGGTATGCCCAAGACCTTTTAACTGTCTGATAACCTCATTTTTAACATTTCTTGCTTCTGTTGATTCCCGGATGATTCCGATAGCTCCACACGCTACTTTTCCGTCCGGGTTGTGCCCTGCATGTACGTTAATAACCATTCTTTTATTCCTCCTTCTTTTCAATATACTGCTTAAATAACTGGTGCAGTCCTGTGCTTGCTAAACCGCTGAATAAGCCACTTAATAAGATAGATGCTGTGATTGTCCATCCGTTGATCCAAATGGCTAAAAGCACACCTAATACCGCACAAATGGTAGGGATGTATTTATTATCCACATCCTTAATCCATTTTTTCACGACATAGCCTATACAAAGGCAAATGCCTACGATCACAGGCACCATAAATTCTGTTAAAAATCCTAAATCTGTCATGTTTAAATCCTCTCTTTCTGCTTCAGATGAAGCTCTTCAATTTCATTTTTCATCTTTGTGACCATTCCATTTCCGCCCAACGCATGATAGGCATCGTACATTTCCATAAAATTCTGATAGGCATAGGATGGAATTTCTTTGAGAGCCATGTATTTATTATGGTACTCAATCATTTGCACACGAAGCAACAGCATCGTTCCTCTGCTATTCGCATCTCTGTCTGACTTCTGATTTTTCAAAAGCCACACTATGTATCCCATTAATGCTGTCAGAACGATAGGCAAAGCAATCGTGTACGTTTCTTTTAACATCTCCATTGGATCATCTTCCTTTCTTTTGTATAATTCAATTATAATATTTCAGAATAATTTTTTGTCACATTTTGCTTCGTATAACCAGAGTTTAACTAACTTAAAAAATCCAGCTAAAGGGACAAAAGGTATTCTAGTTAATGGCGGTTCGCCTTTAACTAAAGATTATTTATTAGTTTATACTCTTAAAACGACAGATAAAGCATATACAGGAGCAAGTTTCTCACTAAATGGAATTAAATTTGGCGATCTTGTAACTAGAACACCAAATAACGTCACTGAAATAAGTGGTTGTATAAGAGCTTATAAGGGCGATATTGTTTCCACAAATGTTGCAACCGCAGGTGGATCTGCTGTTGTATATGCGTATACACCAAATACGATCTAAATCTGGTATTATAAATGATATTTTTAACGATATTATATATCAGAATAAAAACTATTTATCTTGCATGGTATAGCTTAGCTACATAATTAACACCTGCTACATTTGTATCTACCTCAACTTTAACAATATCATTTTTTAATACCGGGAATAAAGGGGATGTATAATATCCGTACCTCATGTTAACCGTATATCCCTCTTCAATAATGACATTATTAATTCGTATCCTATAAAAAATTGAAGCCGATGTGGTAAGCGTTGCACCATGAAGTTGAAAAAAACCATCTTTACTTATGTTGTAAGTTGCACCACCAGTTGTTGGTGTCCCAAGAGTGTCAAAATGTGCGTAGTCTGGAATTTTGTTAGCTAAACTCTGGTTTATCTCATTAAACTCCGACTCAATTCTATCTTCCAGATCATTCATATTTGCAGCATTAAAAGCATCACCCTCCTGCGAGATTGTGCCCTCATCCCTTGCAACTGTCACAAGATTTGTGCTGCCATCTTCATTCGTAAGCAGTCGGCGGTTGATGTACTCTGCAATTCTGTTTTTCCATGTTTTCTTTACAAATGCCATAATATGTCCTCTCTTCCTATAATAATAGTCCGGTATCATCTCCGGCATATATCTCTGATCCACAGTAATAATTGAAGTTGTTAAGTAAAATGCCATACACATCATCTAATATTTTCTCTATATCATTCATCTTCTGGTATGTATTGACTGGCATACTCGGTGTCTGCGGCGTGTCTCCATGAATCATGTACGCATTTCTGATAACCTCTGTGTTATTTATGACTGACATTAAAAATGTCTCATTTGGATGTTCTGGAACGTCTGCAACCGTAAGATTAAGTTCCAGCACATCTGATAATAACTTTGTGTTATTCTGGATTCTCTGCATATCTGATCGATTCAGTGCGCCTTTCATCCCGGCAAGCCATTCTGTTTTTTCGTCTACATTGAAATTATCCCATCCTTTCTGTAACAACTCCAACATGCGATCCACATCACTCTGTGACCGGTCCGTCACTGTCTGCATCCACACTAGCATAAGCAACCACCTCACTTTTCAGACGCTCATTTTCTTCTTTTAAAGCTTTGTTTTCCTTTGTGAGCTTCAGATTTTCTTTTCTAAGCTCGTCATAATAAGGATTAATTGGATTGTAATTCATCAGATCAGTACATCTCCTCCCGTATATAATTCAACTCCGGCGAAGTAATTTTCCGTAACAACTACTGAATACCCCCTGCACGTTGCCGTTGCGATAAATCCACCGGTCAAATCAAGCGTCTGGCTTTCAATCAATGTTGTCGATGTCTTGCCACCGATGGAATTTATATTCGCCCAATTTCCTACCTGCTCTAAGTCAACCAGGTACTTCATTCCCACCTTTTTTCTCAAGGCATGATAATCCAAAAGATAAGCGGCGATATCGGGTAATATATCAGCATTATAAATGGTGCATCCACTGTACTTCTTTATATTTTCTGTCTCTCCAGCTTCGATTTTATCCACACGTTTCTCATAAGAAAAAGTGGTATTTGCATATTTAATACCTGTGATCTGGCACTGTCCGGCATCCGGCATGTTAATGATGAGATAATTTGTTTTTACTTCTTTCAGCGTGCCGGCACTTGCCGTGATGGACGATGGAAGATATGGGCTCGAAAAAGTGATTTTTGTATCTCCGGTCGGCAATGTTTTCTTATAAATGTCTGAGGTTTTTTCTTCCAATGCATAGTTTTTCATCTCAATATTCACACCAGAGATATATTTTTCAAGAGATACTTTCGTATTTCCATTAAATTTGCGATCCGTCCCGACAGTGGATTTCACATATCTGTCTGGCTTATAAACCTTGATTTTATCGCTCCGGCTGTCATCCGCAACCGCACCACACGCAAAGCATACCTGTTGCAATGCCTTGCGGCACGTCTGGATGGCTAAATAGCCACTTAAAAGTATGTTGCCGACTTCTTCATCAATCGTATATTTTTTGATACCGGCAGTGGCAAATATCGCATTCAGTATCACTTCTGCGCGGACATTGTTATATATCTGTCCTTCATAAAATGTATACTTATCTAATAAACCAACTACATCAACCAGCTTAAATTTTGCAATATTCTTTGAAAAAGAAAAGTCGTTGATGAAGAATGCTCCCATAGGAATCATGTTTCCGTTCTTAAACTCTGACAATGTGACTTCCTGCGTTTTCTGTACACTCTTCCATGCTCCATTTTCGTTTTCTGCGTCAAAATCATCATTAATATCAACAATTGAAATATCCGCTTCGTTGATAGACAAGGATGCAGAGGTCACATCAATGTTCTCCTGCACCTTGGCTGTCTGGATCATATCCTTATCCCATACGATATATTTTCCATATAAAATATACTGAAGCTTAATATATCTCTGTGGAAAGCTTGTTCTTACAAATTCAATCTCAATTTTTCCATAATTCTGCACCTGTGTATTGCAAACATAAATAAGGCTGTCCGGGTAAAATGTTTCTGTGATTAATTTTGTACCGGCGATTGTATACCATGTGATTTTCAACTCTGCTGGTGGCTCATCTTCAAAATAAAGTGTGATCGCTGCGGACGTGTGCTGCTCTTGGAACGTGACTGTAATCTTAGGATCTGTTTCAAAAGTACAATCTTCCTTCGATAACGCATCATTCCAAAATGCAATGTCTTTCGGATTTTCCGTCAATACGCTTTTACTTCCATCTAGCACAAATTGGTTCAGTTCAAAAGTCCCATAACTTTTCTGTTCCGTCTGGTCTGCAAACAACTCAACTGAACCTATGCCCTGGTTATCATCTGTCGTAACCGTGGCATCTGATAATGCGGTAACATCTATAAATTTCATTTCTGCCCTGCAATATGTTCTCATAAATGCCCCCTTACGGTGTCCTTGATGGTTTCTTGCTCGTCATTTTCCAAGACAAGCCTTTATATTTCGCTCCGTTGTCCAATACCTTTTCCACTTCGTCTTTAATAGAGGAAAAATACCCATAAAAATCAAACTGCTTACTAGCATCCGGAAGTGATACATGATGGAATCGGTTCTCGCAATCCGTGATATGATCTATCAGTTTGTCATACATTTCTACATCATCGATTGTTCCGATGGAAATTGTATAATTCTTATAAAGTCCGATACTCTCGATCTTAATGTCGCCGTCCTCTGTCCTCTCTGCATACTTTTCCAGAAAGTCTAGTGTCCTCTGGATAGACACCAGAGGGATATTATATGTAATTCCATCAATGATAAGTCCTTGTGTATACTTATGTACCATCTTATCCCTCCGCTATCCCAAGTCTTATTTCTTCATCCTGTAAATACGGCAGATTGATTCTTGCGAACTCTTTACCATCCACCGAAAGTACTACTGTCTTAGCACCGCTATAGTCCGGCATTTTGCTTGCAAGCTTTGATGCAAGGTCGTCCATCCAGCCGGTATTATTTTCAAGCGGCAGGACAGCTTCTCTTCCGGCTTCTCCGATTTTTGCGATTGTTGCTCCGGTTGTTATTCCTCCGTTAGCTAAATAAGGTATGTTAATAGGTTGGATTTTTTGTAAATTAAATCCTCCGAATTGTTTGCCACCTAATCCGGGTACCCAATCAGGAACAGTAAAACTAATTTTGTTAATTGCTTCTATGCAGGCATTTATAACACCGCATATAGCATTGTATACAGTGTTTAGAGCGCCTATCAGTAGATTGACCGATGCTTTCAAACTTCCCACTATAACATCCCAAACACCAATAAAGAATTTTTTTATACCATTCCATATTTTTTTCCAATTTAATGTAAATACGCCTTCAAGGAAATCTAAAACACCTTGGAATATCTCTTGTAATCCTTCGCCTATTTGTTTGAAATTTTCCCAAAGCTCCATTCCCCATTCTTTTATGGGTTCCCATACGGTTTGTTTAAAATTTTCCCAATCCGCTGCTATTATAAGCACTAAACCTGCTATCAATGCTGCTATAGCTGCAACTACTGCACCAACGATACCTACCAATGCAAGAAAAACACCAGAAACAATTAATATTCCATTTTTTAGATTTACTCCATTATTTATCAAATCCGCAATTCCTGCTGATATTAAAAGGATTCCAGCAACTACACTGGCTGCAACTGCTCCAAATGCCATAAACGTTCCGACTACCAAGCCAAAAGCAGAAACTAATAATAAGCACGTATTTTGTGCATTTAATCCGTTTTCTTTTATGTCATTAAGTGCAGTTATTAATCCTGCAATAGAAATGACTATCAGAGCAATACCGGCTACCATCGGGCCAAATAAAGCATATAATCCACCGACTGCAAGAGAAGTACCAACGATATAGCCTATTAAATTCTCCCAATCAACACCATTCTTCCACATGTCGAACAGGCTATATATAGTCAATGCAAATCCTGCAATAACAACAAGCCATGAAACAATTGTTCCAAGAATTGAACTCATTGCCAATAAATCTGTCAGAAAACTAGCAATTTTCCATGTCAATAAAGCAGCTGCAATCGCTAAGACAATTGGAAGTATTGCTTCAAATAATTTTTTTACATTTTTTACCCACTCAAAATCCTTTTGGGTTAATGGTACTTCTTCATAGCCGCTACCAGATGCTCCAGATGAGCCACCACTACCGCTTCCAGAATCATTTTTCTGCAATACATTCAAGTCATCAAAAGCCGCCAATGCTCCAGCCGCTTTTTTGGCAGAACCGGCTGTTTTATCAAGAGATGCCGCATAGTCTACCTGCTGCTTTTTTGCCTTTGTCCAAGTGCTTTTTCCGCTTATAGCCGCAATAAATCTATTCATGGCATTAATGGCATTTGTAAGCCATGTGCATAAAGTTACGATTGCTGGTGTCAATGCAGATATGATAGGCGCTGTCAATGCTCCAATAGAATTTTTCAATGTAGCCGTAGCACTTGCCATTTCAGACATTTTTCCGTTAAATTCAGAAGAATACTTCGCCATGTTCTGTATACCTTCTGTAAATGCCTTGGATATGGTCTGAGATACTTTCATAACCGCACCGAATATTGCAAAACTAACTACGGTCTGCTTTATTCGTTTCGCCATGTCAGATATTAAGCCAGAGGATTTTTTTGCTGATTTTCCTACTTTTTCAATGTCTTTTGCACCAGCACCAATAGATTTCTCATTGGCAACTGTTTCTCTCATCTTCTGATTAAGAACTTCCTGTTTGCTCTGTACATCAAGAAGCTTTTCAGATACTTTGCTATATTCTTCTGTAGTTGTAGGATCTATAAAAGCAGTTCCGGAAGATTCCATTGCGGCAAGCTCGCCTTTTGCATATTTAATTGAGTTTGTTAATTCCTCAACTTCGTATTGCATTCTTTTAAAGGTTGTGCTTTTACTGCTTCCACCTGTTTCTAAGAATTTATCCATTCTGTCAGTAAGTTTACCAAGAGAAGCAGTATCTTTTTCTATCTGCATCTGCACAGCCTTATATTCCTCTGTTGGAATCTTCTGACTTGCCAGATCTTTCAGTGTCTTGGAAAACTTATCAGCTTCTCTTGCAAGCTTCTGAAACTGTGATTCCATCTGCATAAGCTTACTTGATGCTTCTCCATTTTCAATCAACGTTTTTATTCTGATTTCGCCATCATATTCAGCCATGCTAAAACCCTCATTTCTTAAACTGTTTCAATGCTTCCTGTTCTGTTTCTTTCTGCTTTCTTATTTCTTCCATCATGCGATCATAATCGTCTATCTTTTCTTTTTCTTCGCTGGTATACTCTTTTTCTGACTGTTCCAGAGCATATATATTTTGTGCGTTTCTGATTGCATCTTTTTCCTTGGAACTCATGTTATTTTCAATCTGCTTTTGTCGGATCTCAATTACCTCTACAAGAGAAGATAATCTTCTTGGCATATTCCAGATCAAGCCATTAAATTTCCACCAGTGCATATCTGCTACGGACAAATCAATACCGTATATCTGCAAAAAATCTGCATATATTCTCCATTGATCTACATCATAGTCAATAAAACGCTTTGTATTCTTGCTACTGCCTGCATTATCGTGATGCCATCCATTTAAATACCAAGAAATACATTCATCTAACTCATGGTACTGTGGATGGTCTCTAAGTTCTCCGTATTCATCAGAGAACATAAGATAAAGAATAGCATTTGTTTTCTCGTACTTATTTATTTCTTTGTCATATTGCAAAGTATAAATCTGCATACCTATGCGGAAATCGGTATTTACTTTGTATCCGTTCCATTCAGTAGGCAAATTGTCCAGCATGACATTGTTCATTATTTTGCCCCACGTCTTCTTACATTGTATCTGTTCTGCACCTGTTCAAAACGTTTATTGAAAAGCTTATTCATAACAGGGATAACCTGCTCTACAAACTCCACAATTGCAAGTTCATCCGGGACAATATCTCCGTAAATCTGTTTCATGGCATCTTCGCCAAACAACCCATCTATACTTTCCGTAATCAGATTAAGATATTTCACACGAATGCTATTTATCTCTAATGCTGCATCCACATTAATATCATCCACATTCATATCGTCTTTGTGGTTATTTCTCCATTCGGCTGCTTCTTTTTCACAGTTCTGAGATATATTATTTAATTTATCAATTACACCTGCAAACTTCTTAGCTGTGTCTGCATTCGCTGTATCTACTGTTATAACTGTAATAAGATCTCCGTCTTCGTCTTTTATTGCAATTTTTTTTATACCACTGCTTAATTTAATTTCTTCCATAATTAACATCCTTTCCTAATGTGGGACACCAAGGAAAAGTAAGCATCCCACATATGCTAATTTTTAATTAACACCTATGCAATTGGGTAATCTTCATCCAAAGCCAAAGCGCTTACTTTAGGCGCCCATGAGAATGATCCATCACCAGCAATAGTGATTGTTCCCTGTTCTACATCTCCATTTCCATTAATCTGGACTGTAGACTTTAAAATATCACCACCTGCTCCACCAGTGCTTGATGCACATACAGTTACTGGGACACGGATACAATCTCCGGATCCGCTTGTAATATCAGCTTTAAAGAAGCGATAATAATATGTCTCACACTGATCTCCTGTTGGTAACTTTTTGAAAATGTCATTAAACACTGTCTGCATTTCATCTGACAAATGTTCTCTTTCTGGAGACATTGAAAATGCATACCCTTTTACAGAGTTGCTTGCATTTTTCATGTTTACATACTGTGTGCTTTCTGTGTTAGGTCCCCAGTCTTCTGTAAGCTCTGTGAAACCATCACCCATTTCAGCAAGCTTTTCAGTTGATCCACCCATAAGGCTTCCAATATCCAAAAGTGAGACCATGTTAGTTCTGTCTTTTGACATGAGTATTCCTCCTATTTTTTATAAAAATATTTAAGCTGCATATTAATTGCTAATTCTGTTGTTTTTCCATCTGCTGTACCGCAAAATACATCTGATGTGCGGTTAATTTGTTCTGCAACAAAATTTTTATCCTTTAATGTAAATTCTCCACTTTCAAGGAACTTTGCAATATTTTGAAGCAGATTGCTTGCTGCAATATTATCCTTGTTTGTTGTTGGATTGCTTTTGTATACGATCTGGAACGTCATTTGTCCGACATAAGAACCGCTGACATATTTTTTCAAATAAACTGGATCCTGCGCCGGAAAAACTCCAATAGACTGAGTATCTTTTATGCTGTTCCATAAGATTGTTGAATTTGATGGTTTGAAACCGGGCGGAAAATCTGGATAACTATTTATCATATCAAGAATAGCTCTTTGCGCCGTTTCTGCATCTGATACAAGCATTATTTTTGGCTTTTCATCCAAATCATTTACCTCCAATCTCAAACCTTGGTATAAGGCTGTAAACACCGATAGTATTCACTTTGTAGCAATTCCCTTTTTCATTTACCATGTACTGGAAGAATTTACCCGGATAATCGTCTGAATTAATTAATCCAACCGGCAATTCCCTATCAATGAGAAGTTCATCTTTTTTTGCAATCACTACGAAGTCAAAATCATTACTTCTTAAGGTGAAATGCTTTAGCTTTTCTTCTTCGCTCATGTTCTCCCAGTCTGGTGGATTAGCATAATTCAATGTGCCATCATTCGGGATTTTTACAAGAAAACTATCTGCATCTTTCATTCCAGATTTGTTTATGTTCTCTGCCTGTGTAAGCTCAATTCTTACATTTTCAAATAGAGTACCGAAATAATATTCAGTTTCTAAAGTGTCGTTGTAATGCCTGTTATATAAAACCACGGCATCTTTATATCCGATTCCCATAAGCTAAACTCCCATGTACAAAAGGTTTTCATGCCTTGAATCAACCATTCCGGTTAGGTAATTTGATGCAATATCGTAGCACTTACTATTAAGTGCCATTTCTGATTTTGCAAGCTCTACAAATGTCGAAGAAGATGCTCCGGCATCATAAGATACTGATTCACTTCCAGAAGTCATGCTCTTAATCATTTTTCCTTTTACAGTTCCGTCCGCATTTGCAATAACACCAAAGTTATTAACTGCCGCAGAGTACTCAGATACATTCTTTAGCAATTCGGCTATTTCGCAGGTGCAATCTTTGATATTATCCCACCATGCATCTTCTGATTCTGGCTGAGGATAAAACACAATCCTGTTTGATGTGATCGCATTGATTTTTCTTTCTGCTTTTCTTTCATATGGAGCAAAGTCTTTTTCGTTTTTGAACAAACTTCCACCATATTTAGTTTGGTAATATTCAAAATCTACATATGACATTGCCCCACACTCCTTATTGCTGTGATAAGATTTCGCTGATAATATCAGCTTTCTTTGTTGCGGTCAGTGAATACCCTTTACTCTCTGCCAGTTCCTTAATTTCTGCAACTGTAAGAGAGTTTAAGTATTCTTCCGTGAGTTTCCCACTAGCATTTACCGCCTGTGTAGTGGGAACTATTCCCCCGGTGTGATTGAAACGTTAGCTACTGCATCAATGAACTCTGCAAAAAGTACAAATCCTAACAGTGCATAAGTTACGCTGGTTGCACGATCGTAATCGCCTTTTACCTTAAATCCGATAAGATTTGTTTCTCCGCTGACAGTGTAAGAAAGACCGGCTTTCTCAAAATCTGCGTCAGATGGATCTACATAATAAGCAACGATGTTGTTCACAGGTGTTGCCAGAACTTTTCCTGCTGGGATTTCGTTGTCAGAGCAAAGGAACATAATGTCTGCTCCGAGGAATCCCTTGACATAGGTAAGTCCGAAGGCTGTCTGCAAAGTAATGTTTGAATCTCCAAGATAATCATAGAAATCCATGATATTTGCAAACACTGCAACTCCTGTAGCAGTTCTGTGCATTGACTTGAACTTATTCTTGACAGATCCAATAGCTTTAGCTACCGCCATCTGGAATGTTTTTGCAGTGTTTGTAAGTGTACCAGTTTTCAGATAGTTGTAGAATTTTGTTGTAATTCCATCCTGCAGGTCTGTCTTGAACTCTTCATCTGTCATTCCACAAGCTGCTTCATATCCATGATCCTTGATAGCTTCGATAGAAACTTCTTTTGCATATTTTTCAAGAGTAATCTCTGCATAAGGTTTTTCTTTTACAGCGTAATGTGTTCTTGGAATCACATCACCTTCTGCTACAGTTCCGCTCTCTAACGTTCCTTCTGCATATTTGCTTTTAAGAACAGTTCCCGGCTGTTTTCTAATTGCTCTTGAAATTCCAAGAATTTCTCTTAAAGCTTCCCAGTTTCTTTCAAAAGATGTAACAAAATCAATTTCCCTTGCTGTTACATCAATGTCTTCTGTTTTAATCAGTCCTGCGTTTGCTGCAAAGAACTGCAAATTGGTGTTCATCGTTAATCTGTTTTTGTTCATATAAAACTCCTTTACTGTTGGAATAAAGAAATGTTTTCGGCAATTGCTTTCTGACGTTCTGATCTATCTTTGATAGATAAAATGCTCTCTCTTGTTGCAGGCTTATCGCCACCTGAATTGTTTTCATTCGGTTTTGTAAAATACGCCTTTGGATTCTGCTTATTTACAAATGCATTTGCATCTGTCTTTTTAGCTTCTTCAATAAGATCACTAAACCCTATCAGCTTTCCATTTTTCACGCTTACGCTTTCGGAAATGTCTTTCATAATGGCTTTCTTTGCAGATTCAGAAGTAAACTCGATTTCCGCAAATGCTTCTTTCAAAAGTTCATCCTTCTCATGCTCTGCAATTTTGGCTTCGTAATCTTTTTTTGAATCCTCTGCCTGTCTCTTCCAGTCATCACGCTCTTTTAAAATGTCTTCCGGGCTTTTTCCATCCAACCCTTCAAGCATTTTCTCTGCTGATTCTGCCCGGTTTTTCCACTGTTCGGATTCTGATGAAGCTTTTTTAACTTTGTCTTCCATTTCTTCTTTGGAATACAGCTCTTCACCCATACTCTTTTTAAGAGATTCTTTCTGTTCGTCTGAAATTTCAATTCCGAGTTTCTTTAATTCTTTTGCTACGTTTACCATGTTTCTACCTCTTTCTTTCCAAGTTGTTACTCCGGTCAGTCCGGCACGATTGAGTTGCTATTTACTCCATAGCTGGCAATTGGGAATGAAGGAATCGAACCCTCGACAACCCGGATATAAGCCGTGTCTTCTTCCACTGAATTAATTCCCAAAAATAAAAAAGCACGCCCAAAATAGGACGTGCCATGCATCATCCTATAACTATTCTAGGTTAGCGAACAGAATCCATTTTTCTGTCCGGTACTTTTAATATTCTTTTCAATATATATTTTAACCTATTTTAAACAACTTTTTGTACCATTTTAAAAAGGGCAGATTGCTCCACCCCTCTTTGCTATTTCCCACCGAAATACCTTCTAAGTACTTCTTTTTCTTCTTCCACAATGCAATCCTTTCTTAATCTGTTGCACTGGTCGTATATATACTTTCCGTACTCTTCTAATTTGGCTATCATTGCATTTTTGTTTTCCAATGTAGGATTTTTAATGTATTCTTTTTTAAGCCCTATATATTCCTCATACTGCTTTATAACATCCATTTTCAATTACCCCATTCAAAATATCATCTGCTATGCCAACGACTTCTTTTCCATAAAGAGACAGAAAATCAGCTACGATTTCTTCTACATCTATTGGAATTTGGCAGTCATATGAAAATGAAGCGCAGTGTACCAACTCATGAGATAGAACTCGCTCTAAAAGACTTCCGCTTAATGCATTTGACAAATAAACCGTTCGTTTGCTCCAATCTGTAACACCAAGTGTAATTGTTCCATCTGAACGCATCAAGCATTCACTATTAGGATTTACATATAAAATATTCCATTCAACATCATTGATTTTAAACACTGCGCTCACCTCTTAGATTTTCTGTAACATCATCTGTAATTCATTTCTCCACATCTGCTTTTCTTCCGGGGCTGCATCTGATGTCATTTCAGTAATATCCATCTGCATATCTCGCAAGTAATCTTTTCTTGCTTTTGCACGCTCTTTTTTATCTTCTTCTGAATTGCCATGATGGTTTTCTCTGGTTTCCATATAAGTACGTCTGGAAATACCGGCTTTTCCCTCTCTGGAATCCCTCGGATATGATCTATCTCCCATCATTCCGGTATCTGTATACATCCTTTTCAGGTCTTTCTTATCCATGTCTCTCATGTGCTCTGCATCTTCGTAATCATCCGGGTACATGTGATAATATGGGGGTTCATCATATCCTCTTCGTTTTCCTTTGCCCTTAGGTGCAAATCTTCCATCAGCATAACGATAACGGTCGTAATATCTTTTATCATCCCCATACTCTAAAAGCTTCTCCATGATATCTGCTTCGTCCGCTTCGTTCATTGCCTTAGTAATTGTGGCATAATACTCTGCTTCTGACAGATCCTTTATCATGTCGATCACTTCTCCCATTTCTTCTGTGTTGACATTCTCAATCCCTTTTTCAATCTCACATAAGGATTTTTCAGCAAGGCATTCAAGCATTTTATGGATTCTTTCAATATGCATATACTAAGCCTCCCTTACTACAATCAAATTACTGTTCTGTACCTCGATAGCCTGTCCAGATGTATTCTGAACTGCTATTGTGCTGCAGCATCCACAAAGAACATCTACATAAGCCTGTGCAGATACATTGAATAAGTTTTGTGCTGCCGCAGGTGTCACGATCATTCTTGTAGACTGTAAAGGCTCTCCGTCAATTGCAATTGCAAGAGAAATAGCTTCCACCGTTCCACCGGTTGGAATCTGGATATTTCCGCTGTAAGATACAAGGAATCTTGCTTTGCACTGGTTTGTGATTCCTCTTAATTTAACTACTCCGCTTCCCTGTCTGTGAACGATACATTTTGTTCCGCAAACCGGTGTCTCAGTAAATGCGACATCTTCTCCTTGCAGGACAGTCTGTAAAGCATTGGCTGTAAATTCTGACATGATATTTTCCTCTCTTTCAAAAATATAAGGGCAAACATTGAAGTCTGCCCTTTGTGTTTAAGTAATACTGCTATGCAGACATAATCTTGTCGATTAAGATACTTTAATTATTCAGTTGTTAACATCCGCATCCAGTATTGCAACCACATCCATACGGAATGTATGTGTTTGGGTTTGGCACCTGGTATGCTGGGATTGGTGATGGATTAACAGCGTTGATAATATGATTTGTCTGTGCTGTCATAGCGGTAGTCAGAAGTGCGTTCTGTCTATCCTGTGATGCTGCAAGTCTCAAATCATTATTTTCTGCCTGCAACGTTGCGATCTTATCCTGACATAAGTAGTCAAGTATCGCTCTTGTTCCGGCGTTCTGGCTGTCGATAATATCTCTCGTGTTGTTGTTCATAGTGTTCTGTAATGCGCAAGTGTTCTGCGCCATGTTGAAGTTTACACCCTGGATAGCTTCACGAGTTTCGCAGCAACAATTTGCAAGCTGAGACTGAATAGCATTTGCATTCTGCATTCCTGCTACTGTGTCCGCATTAATTGCCTGCTGAATGGTGTTAAATCCTGTCAGCATTCCGTTGTTTACTGCATAAAAGCCATCACAAAGACCATTTGTAATGCCATCAAGTTTACTTATGACTGCTGAATTGTCAAATCCTCTCTGGATATCAGCCTGTGTAGCCGCAGTTGCGGTATAACCGCCACCACCATTACCACCGAATCCATAACCGCCCCATCCACCGAATAAGGCAAAGAGAATAATGAGAACCCACCAACCACCATCGCCCCATGCACCATCATTACGGTTTCCACCAGTAACGGCGGCAATGTCCGCTAAACTTGGAGATGAATTAAACATATGTGTTCCTCCTAATAAAATTTATTTATACATAATCTTGCAAGAATAGTATCAATGTTTAAACTGGCTCATGATTTCTTCCGGGTTTAGACCTTTTTCTTTGCACAAATTTCTGGCAAGCTGTTCCAGCCCTTTACTGTCTCCACGGTTCATCATGTCGAATGTATTTTTCATGATCGGATTATTTGAAAATTGAGAGTTGCTCATCATTTGACTTAATATCATCTTAGGGTTTCCACCGCACTGGATCATCTGCATTAAATTCATTCAGAATCGCTCTCTTTCTTTGCTCTGGTAGTCCTCTGGGACTGAGTTATTTTAGCTTCTATTTGGTCTAATCGCTCCATTATCGGGGCAAACAATGTTGCCGTGTCTTCTTTCGGTAATTCGTTCTGTTTTCCGTCTATCTGCGGTTTGTATGTAACTGTCTGAATAAGACCATTAGCACTCCACGATTTTATATAAACTTCTGATCCATCTGCTTTCGGGAAAATGGCAAATGGTGCATTCATGGGAACGTCATTCGCTGTGACTTCCTCAACAGAATTAACCATTCTTCCACAAAGTCCAGCTTGTTGCGGCATGATCTGTTGTGGGAATTGCTGTTGAATCTGCTGTGGCTGTTGATATTGAGGATAAGAATACTGGTTATATCTTTGATACTCGTACATAATAAACCTCTCTTTCTATCTTCATTTTATTATGAACAACACAATTGAACCACCCCAGTAAAACCCCATCAAAAGGACACAAAAAAGACACCCTTAACGGATGCCTTTAATGAGGAGAAAATTATGTGAAATGTTGTCCAGTTACCTTAAGAATTTTATGTTGCATTTTGACGTTAATACGTCCGGCTGTCTTAGTCGAAACATGCATAATTTCTGCACATTCTTCCAAAGACTTTTCTTTCTTCCGTAAATCAAAGAGCGTTTCTTCTGTCGGTGTGAAATCACACAATTCTTTTATATGCTCTTTTTCTTCTTTGGTAAAGCACGTAACAATGTTTTTCATTTGCTTTACCTCATTTGGGGGAGTTTCCGGCTATGACGGTGAGTTTTTGTCTCGCTTGAGTTCCACTACATTAATTAAAGAAAGGTGGATAACCAAGTATGTATGGTTAACACATTATTATAATAACATATTATTCCATTTGCGTTGTACCATTTTTTTCAATTTTATTTTCATAAGCCGTTGCTCGTCCATTTGCAATCGCAGACTGTTTTTTACTAAATCCAGAAACCTTCGTTCTATCGCCTTGCAATTGAAGATCATTATTCTTACAGAATAATTGAAGTCTTTTATTCTGCATTCGCAGTTTATATGAAAGCTTATCATATTGAGGTTGCAAGATCTCTTTTACATCTGTTTCGGCAATCATATCAAGTTCCTGTTTCTTGGTCATAATTTCACGCTTTGTTTTGCGAATTTCTCTTTCAAGTAATCTCTGCTTCTGCTGCAAATCATAAAGCTTCTGGCTTTCATCTGCATTTATATTCACATTTCCGTTTTCATCAAGGTACTTATTTACCATGTCTTTTCGCCACGGTCCATGTGAATGTCTGCAATTGTATCCGTGAAGTCCTAATAGATTCACAACAGTTCCCGTTCCGGTTTTAGTGTCTATGGTATAACCTGTGCTTTCAAGAAGATTCGGAAATCCTGGTTCGCTTCCGATTATTTTATATGCTTTTCCTTGCCAGTGATCGTGAGATGGAATCCCTGTTGGATCCTTTTTATCATATCTGGCACCCGGATGCGCTGATACTAGAACATATTCTATTTTATTTTGTGCAATATAAATGTTCGTCACTTGTGCCGCAGTCTGATTCATGGATGTGACAACGCAACACCTCACTGCCGCTTCAAGAGAACGCTTCGTTCCGGCAGGGTATTCTACCATAACACCAGATTCCGCATATCTATCCAGAACTTCGCAGACTGCACTGCTGTAAGACTGCATTCCAGATGCAACCCGATAATCAACCTCATTTAGCATGTTGAGCAAGTCTTTCCGTGTCTGGTTAATGGTTGTTTTTGTCAAATTATCAAGTTCACCGGATGTCTTTATTAACTCTGCATTCATTGCCAGAATTGCCATATTATTTTTTAGCGGAGATATAATATCTGATGCTGATATCTGCGTCAAGACTTCCTTATCATCTGAGAATGATGTCATAACACTATCCCTTAATAATCTACGAACCTCATTTCTTGATTTTCCAGACATTTCAGATATTCTTTTTACAATCTCTGTGTTATGCAGTCCCATCTGTTGGAGTTTCCACAATTCTCGGTCGGCAGTTCCTGACAATTCACCGGATTTTATCAATCGTGTTGCAATGTCTGATATAATCCAATTTTCAAGATCTTGATACATTTCAACCAGTTTATCAGTTTTTCCGTAAAAATAATCCGGTCTAAGCATTATCCTTTTCCAACCTCTCTTTTAACAAGATCAATCCACTGCTTACCGTGATTTTCTTTTGCAGTTTCAAACCATTGTTTACATGTTCCTGGTGTGTGATATTTTAATTCTGTTCCTGTCGGGTACTTCTTTTCTCCACGATTCGCCCATGATCTACCGTCTGCCGTCAAATAAAGCTCGCCTACATACTGATAATGCGCATATGGTGTATCTACTGTAATTAATCCGGGTTCATTTATCTGCGTCTTGTTTCTCAGATCGCCCTGCTGCATAGGTGTGTATTTTCTCATGTCGTTTACAACCTGCTCATCAAGGACATTCTGAGCATTTCTTAAATTTTCATCTATTCGCTTAGTATCAAGCTTAATATTAAAGCTTCCAATGACTTTATTATATTTCATATTAACGCATCCATTTCTATCACTTTTCTAAATAAAACTTAATCGTCTCTATCGCAGTCTTTTTCTGAAGCTTTATTTGAATCATCTCCGGCGGTTCAGGTTCAGGGATAATATATCCACCTTTTAAAATACCATTTTTTGAAAGCTCCGGTATCCCTTTAATTATTTTACTCCTCACCAAACAGACCACCACTGTTCCTTTCCGCATCTTCCTGTGCTCTTTCTGCAAACATGGCATCTACTTCATCATCATTAAATCCCTCATATTCTTTAAGGTATTTACGTTTAGAATAAACGCCCTGAATCATTAAATTATAAGCTCTTGATCTGTCCTGCTCAAAACTTGCAAGCAAATCTTTAAAATAGAATATATCTTCGTCTGGTACATCATCATCCAGTGCATCCACATAGCCGGCAGGTATTCCGTAAAGGTCACAGAATACGTTAATTGCATAAATGAGATTTTTTAATGCTGTCTTTATGCATTTCCGGATGTCGTTAATCGTCTCTACCGTTTCATTATCGTCACTTTCAACCTGTGTTGCTGTCAATCTTCCAGATTTTCTGTCAAGGATAAACTGCCCTTGTGAGAATCCGCATTTTGTCGAGATCATAGAAAGAACACTGTTAATGTCTGTGATTCTGTCAGAAGTGAGCATGGTCGGAACGTGTTCATCAATCGTACTTTTTGAATCAAGCCCCAATTTCAAGCCTTTAACGAACCGAGGAAGCTCCACTGTTGAGGTGCGTGTACCGCCTTTTGCCTGTTTTGTCATGGCGTTCTCATCAATAAAAGTAATGTGCTGAGAATCCTCAACCTCATTCCCTTTTTTACTCCATGCTATATCGAGATCTCTAAGCTCCATAAGTGCATTTGAGAAAATCGATACACCTTCTGGAGATGAGTAATCGATTGTATTGTTGAATGGTGTTTTTAAATAAGCAAAAAGTGGCTTTTCTATATTCGCAATATGAACGACTTCTTCAATAGAAGACCACTCTGGAACGTCATGCAGCTCTATCTTTTTTCCAAGTGAGTTACTGCTATTTGACTTAAACGCTCTGTTCTGGATCTCGTACACGTTCATCTCTTCGCCCTCTTTATTTTTTGAGGTCGTGAAATGATGGTATTCAAGTCGGTAATAGTACAATTTATCTTTTATAAGTCGATTAATAAAGATGCATCCTCTAATATCTCCGTTGCTGGTCTTTTCTGTGATTGCGAAATCCCACGGCATAATATAATCGATCATGTTGTCTGGGTTCATTGAACCGTTTGGTTTTAAAATTATACCACCAACTCCGAGCATATCTTCGACTTTGTCCCGGATAGAAGTGTCAACCATTGCCCTGATGCACTTATTAATAAAATCCGCTCTTTCCGAACCAGTTATGCTCACTGATAAATCCATGCAAGCTTTCTTTGCTGTGTACTGGCAGAGGAATTTTGCGAAATTTATCGTCCTGATGTCTTTATTTTTCGGATCCACCCAAAAAGGGCTACCATTAATGATGTCGTTCCATCTCTGCTGTGAGTTCTCAATCTCCGGAGAAGTAATAAACTCGACATTAAATTCTTTTTCTGCATCTGTTCTAAAAAACTTCATGATCGTCTCCCTTATTTTTTCAAAAAAATTCATTTTTTAATCCTCATAATCGTCGCTGTCTTCTTCCTCATCATCATAAAGACCGTCATTTCTTCGGCTGGTCATTATAATTCTGTTCAATGCATAAATGTTTGCCATTATCGTGTCTTCTTCTAAAGTCGGGTATGCATCCGAGAATGAACCATCTGGAAGCTGCTCATGCTCTGCCTTTGTAAACTCTCTTTCTGTATTCGGGCATTGCTCCGGATCAATGACAATCTTATTGCACCGCTGCAACCACTCCCAGCAGTAATCTCTGCCTTTTCCGCTTCCCCATCTTTTCTTTGCCCCGATTGCATTAAACCCCCAGTCCTGCATCTCTGCTATTCCGTCCGGTCTGGCTGAATCGCATATTATCTCCACATTCATAAACTTCTTTATCTTTCTGGCAAAGGTAGAGTTTTTACATTTTTTAGAATACACTTCGCCGAAAATGTAAAGAGTATCCGTCTCGTAATCATAGTAGTTCTGGCATAACACCTGTGGGTGTGTGTAGCCGAAGTCCAAACCGTGGTTTACTGTATCGAATGTCATTAACTCTTCATCAGATATTTTTCGGATTTCTAAATTGTCAAAGATGCCGCCGCCTGTTCCAGTGACTTCGCCAAGGTAGTTGTTTTTATAATATAAAGGCTTATGAATCCTGAACCACTCCGCACGCTCGAAAAATCGTTTTCCGAGCCATTTTACAGGAACATTATAATAATAGCTGTGGCAGATCCGTGTCTGTGGCTTATTTCTGCATTCTTCGGTGTACTCATTCATAAAGTTGTTTTTTGATTTCGGAGGATTGAAGATTTTTATGTCGAGTGCTGGCGTATCTGCTCGCAGGAAAGTATCTTCGATATTGTCCATCTGCTCCACACCTGCCATCTCGTCGCACTCCTCATGAATTAAAAGCTTTACATATCCGAATGGCACGTTGAACGATTTTAAGCTGATCGGCTTATCTGCTCCCACGAACATTACCATCTGCCCGGTCGGCTTATACACCGCACACATCGGAGACTGCTTAAAGTCCCAGTTATCCAGATCATTACACCGGATCACCACCTTCATAAACTGATTATAAACAGACCCTCTCAAGTCGACCTTATATCGTCTGGTGTATACGACATGCGCCTGTGGGTCCTGTCTGATTGTCTCATATGCAAGATTTCCCCAAAAATTGGACTTAATAGAACCACGACCGCCCTTAGAAATTATCTCATGCACATCTATTTCTCCGGCAAAGGCTTCATGTACAGTTCTGTAAATTTCAACAAAGTCGCTTGTTATATCTGTAATCGGGATCGTCCAGAGTGCTGCCTTCTCGCGTTTTTCCTTTTCCTCTCGCTCGATCTTCTGCTTTTCTGCTATGGTCAGTGCTTTTTCCAAACCATCCATAGCCTTAAGCTGATCCGAGAAATCCGGGGAGAATCCGAGACCGTCCACAACTTCGCCCTTTGCGATTTTACTTCTTCTCTCTTGGATTTCTGCAAGGCTCATGATATCCCGGTGCTGTTCTTTCTCGATTTGCTCCATTTTTTCCGCTATATATTCTGTAATGACAGTTTTTGACAGCAGTTTTTGTGCGCTTCTATTTGCTCCATTCTCACTATAGCCAGCGCTTATGTATGCCTGTGTGGCATTCCCACCATTTTTTATCCACTCGTCTGCAAATGCCTTCCATTTCGGTGTGAGTTCTCCCTTCATCCGCTCACCGCCTTATAAATATCAATCAAACAGAATATTACTTCCGGGATAGATGCCGTTTTAAGAATCTCATAATCTTCTGTTTTCCATTCTTGTCTATTTTTCTTAAAGGTGCACACTGGTGTGAGGATTCTGTAAATTGTGATCATGCGCTTCTGGTCGTCGCTATAAAATTGATTTTGGTTTATTTTTATGATCAGTCCGCACTTTACAATCGCAGTCTGAAGCTTTTTAACTTTTCCTTTTAAATTTGCCAAGGCGCACACCTCCCATCATTTTACTTATAATTTTATTATAAGATATTTTTTAACTGTTTTTGTTCCATTTTTAGGCATAAAAAAAGCGGCTATATTTCAAGCCACCTTTTCTCGATGTTTACTGGTCAATTTCCGGTAGAAATTCTCCGATATGCAATTCTTCCGCAACGATCCTGTACGCTTTTCTGATTGTGCTAGCTCTATTTACCAGATACTCCCAACCCTGCACGTCTTTTTCTTTCCAGTCGCCCCTAGCTTCCGGGATGGCTTCCTCGTCCAGATTGATAAAATCCTCAATTTTTACGTTATTCTGCTTTGGATCTCGTCCATAAGATTCATAATCTGATGATAGCATTTTCTTAATTCTTCCATCTTTGTATCTCCTTATTTTTTAATTTTCTTTAACGATTATTTTTATATCTCTGATCTTTATTTTGTGTAAATTCATTAATCATCCAGATGTTTCCAGATTTATACGCTGGGATTGTGCCGCGCAAAGCTCTCTGTCTGGCGTTTGCCTCTGAAATATTATGATTTCTCGCCCATTCCGCTAATGGTATGTCTTTTCCCTGAGATATTTCAATTGTCGTCTGTGAATGTGCTTCTTGATCAATATTTCTATCGTATTCATCGAAAACGATTGCATACGCTTCTTTCAAAACTTTTGCGTATTCCGGTACCCATTCGAAATTTTTTCCATATTGTTCTAAAACTTTCAAGGTAGTTTTTAAATCATCTAGCGAAATACTTTTTTCTTTGATTTTCTTTTTTAAAGCTTCATTCTCTTCTGGTGTTGCTTTCAAAAATTCTTCGTAAGTCATAAATGAACCCTCCTATTATGCAAATCTATAGTTGCAGGCTGATTTCGGCATCCACATTGTTTTTCTGTATCCGTTCCATTCTGTAGAAATTTCAATTGCTTTTTCTGTTTCTCTTTCAAGAACAATGTCGTCGACTGCGATTCCAGCGTCAAGTGCTAAGAAAGAAACATCATCCATTTTTCTAAGAACCCATTTTGCAACTTCCATGATCTGAATATGTCTTTTTACCATCACTTTCTTTTTTGGAGCACTTTCTTTTGCGTTTCTCCAAGAAAGTTTTAAACACTCAGAAAACGTATTTTCTTCTGTTGCTTTCATTAATAACCAGGCATTTTTCATGATTTCTGATAAATTATATTTTTTCATATCCGTTACCTCCGATGTGCTCTCTTGTCTCTTTCTGATTATATATTAATACTTTTTCGTATTGATGTCAATACTTTTTCGTATTATTTTTAAAATATTTTATTTTTCTGGATCTTCTACATATTTTATAATGTTTCCCAGCTGCATATCCAAAGATATTTACAGTCCGAAAGTCACAGAAGAATGTGCAGAATACATAAAAAATAGACATGGTTTAGAAATTAAATATGTGGAGGGAATGAAACATGCAGGAATATGAGGTACATTACAGTCATTTAAGTGGACACGGATTTTTTACAATGACTATAAAGGCAGAAAGTCAAAGCGATGCGAAAAGAATTGCCTTAGAAATCCTAGATACAGGAATTTTTAAACTGATTTAACCGCGGCAGAGGATGACCGCCGGATCACTTCCGGCGGTTTTTTTGTGTGCAAATTTTTATTTTTATATCCATATTCTGCCTTGCACATTTTCCAAATACAGCCATTTTTATGCGTGCGTGCTATATTTATCCTATGCGTGAGAAAAACTTGTCTATGCGTGCGTTATGCGTGCGTTTTAAATAATATGCGTGTGTATATGCGTGAATCAAAGCATTATGCGTAGCTGTCCGTTGCTTTCTTCTTCGTACAAGCTCCGACTGTTGAGCATCCTTAGTGCCATTTTCTTTTTTCTGTAAAAATGCGTGCGCGAAATCGGCATAATCCCATAGCGTGCTTCCATTTTGTCATATGAGATATTATTTAAAATTGATTCTGCTATTTTATCGCCTAGGTAATCGTCTATGCGTGTGCATATCTCTATCGTTTCCTCTCTGCTCATTTTAAACATCTCCCCATGCGTGGCGCCTAAGTTTCTTACAACATTATACCATATATCAGTTCATAAAAACACAACATATTATCGTATTCATGCAACATTATTGTATTTTTTTACCGGCATATTTCAGCCGGTAAGTGTTACCTATTCAGTTTTTACGATTTTATATCCTGGCACCCGAATGGCTCTAGGGCTTCCGATTTCATCATCCGTTTCCAGCTCTCCGATAGCTATCATCCTGATCAGATGATTATGTACACTGGATGTACTGCTCAGTCCTACCATGTCCACAATCTCCCGAATTGTCGGGGCGTATCCGTGCTTTTCAATGTACAAAATGATTGCCTGCTTGATTTCAGCTCGTTTTTTAATTCCATGCTTCGTAGCGTTCATGTGCATTTTCCTTTCTTTTTATCAGTTAAAGTTCAGTTAATCGCATATTCCCATTTGCAAAATTAAAGCACTCTGCCAGATGATCCAACGATTCTTTATGCGCTTTTACTGTTGGATGCTTATACGCTTCTTCTATTGAAATCCCATGATTTCGTGCAAATTGAATTGCATATTTGCCATGCTCACTTAAATATGGATTTTTATCTATATCTTCATCATATCTGCTCATTTTCTACCTCCGCTAAGTTCTAAATTTCAGCTATTTCCATTTTGAAAATAGCTTAGTTTAGACCACCTTACATCCACATTTATCGCCTGCAAGAACATACTTCCCGCGGTTTTCGATGTTCACATCGCAGTTCTTATACTCTCCGTAAATGCTTCTCTTGCAATCCGTACAATATACCGCCTGCTTAACTTCCTTACGGCATTTTTCAGACAGATTTTTTACACTTTTCAAATCTTCGTCTGTCATTTCTCTGATTTTCTCAACAGATGTGATTCCTGCTCTTAATAATGTGTTATATGTTCTGACTGATAAATTTAAATCATCAATTTTCATATTCTCTTTACCTCTCTTAAATTCTAATTTAACTATTTTATCTCCTGCTCAATATTTAAGTTTCTAAACATTGCGCACATCACATCCACAACAATACTGTTTCCAAACTGCTTGTAAAGTTGCGTGTTGCTATTGACTGCTGCCATCTTGGAAATATCTTCATCAGATACTCCCATCAACCGTCCGCATTCTCTTGGTGTCAGCTTTCGGATACGGTATTTCGTGGCAATATGGCTATTCGCATACCCATGTGTGCCAGCTACAAGATTAGCAGATATACCATTGTCAGAGATTACTGTACCGCGTTGCGAACCATCACTTGATATTTGACCGACTTTTTGGATATTGTTTTCAAGTAATAAATTGTCTTTTTGCACTGTTGTCATCGTATTTGATATATTATCTTGCCTAGGCTCTAACTCTGTCATATTATGCCTACTCTCTTGTATCTGCTTGCTCTCATACGCTTTTCGTATCTGCTTTCCGTATTCTGTACGTTTAGGTGTCAATACTTGGCTTTCCATGACAAGGTTGTCCTTTTGCACACTTGTTAAGCAATTGCTCATGTCTTGTGTATTCGGCTCTAATCGTTGCTCTGTCGGACCTCCAACTGTCCTATCTGACGGATTATCGGGATTTCTGCCACGCATAGCAACTATCTGTTTATCAACAATCATCGGTTCTCTCATCCCCCCCTGCATAGTCGTAAGAGATGGAGAAATATAGTTTTTATCCCATACATTTCCAGCAAAGCCGGTTCCTCTATCGTCTCCGTACAAATTTCCTAATCTTCTTTGTTCCATTCAATCACTCCATTCATAGATTGATTGCCAAAACCTTTATAATCCCTCGCCATAAGAGTTATTGCAATATCAATTTGTTTATCTAATGTTGCTCCTTTGTCTTTCAACAACACAGTTTCCGACCGACCTTTGATTGGATATTCCTCTGTCTTGTCTTGCTGTGATGCAGTTTGAAACAGCACATTCTTTTGGTTCGCGGATTGTTCCGTCAACGGCAAGTCTGCTCTGCTCTCAGGATTGTGTTGTGGTAATGTTCCGTTGTCAATCAACTGTTTTATCAGTTTGTCTGCCTTTTCATTGTTGATGTAATACTTCTCGTCCACATCATCTTCAAGGTAATCTTTTATCTTCTTTTTTAATGGTATCGGATGTGGGAAATGGTAGTTATATTCTCCAAAAAACGAAAACATGAAGCACCTTTCACGGTTCTGTGCAACTCCGTAGTTCTTTGCATTCAAATCCTGCCAATAACTCACATATCCAAGGCTTGTTAGAAAATCGATCCAGTTCTGAAAATCTTCCATATTTGCATTGGCATGGACCTGCGGTACGTTCTCCATGAACAGAATCTGTGGTAATTCTCCACCACCATCCCTTATCTCTTTCAGAATCCTTTCTACTTCCCACAAAAGACCAGACCTGGTCCCACTTCCTTTTTTCATGCCTGCTTGTTTCCCGGCAACCGATAAATCGGTACAAGGAAACGAGTAAGTAAGTAAGTAAGTAAAGAATTCTGTGTCGCAGATATCAAAATCTTCCGCATGAACCTTAGTTATATCCATTGTTGGAAAATTTGTTCCATGCACTGCGTTATAGCTTGCTATGGCATACTTATCAAATTCTACAACTCTATAATGCTCAAATTTTGCACCGATTCTTTCCAGTGCCATTGCCTGCGAACCATATCCGGCAAACAGTTCAATTAATCGTATAGGCTTTGTAATCCGTATGGGTTCACGTATCATGTCAAAAATGCTCATCTGATTCTGACATTCGTAATCAAACTTATCTAAATCACTCATTTTTTTCAAGGAGACCGCATATGCTTCACTCTGGCCAGAGTCTCGGCTCCTTTCTGATCTATTTATTTCAAATCTTTTCTCTGATTTCTTTTACAAGTACATCATCGTCAGAATATGTCTCTGAAAGTTTAATTGCTGCGGCTTCAAGCAGTTCTTTTAAATCTGCTATGTAGTTGATTTTATTTGCTTCCACAACAGCTTTTTTGTCCACGACTTCCGACACAAGTGTATCCAATGGGAGCAGTTCTTCGCGGCTTTTCAAAATCAAATCCATCATATTCTTTGGAAGTCCGACTTCATCCAGACACTTTTTAAGGATATCCTGTGTAAGTTCGACTTTCTCTGATTCTTCCTCCTGATCAGCACTTCCATTTGCGATTAAGGTATCGTCCAGAACGCTATATATTTCAACGCAGATTTTATTATTTTCTTCATCATCTTCTCCCAGCACATCATTTAAAATGTTCTGGAACACTTTCTTTTTCTCTGATGCTGTCATTTTTGCCTCGCAACCAAGTCCAGCTTCCATAAATTCAGAGTGTGGCTCATTCGTGTTTTTACTGTAAAACATCACAGAATGGATGTCTGTGCTTCGGTCGGTAAATGCTGGGAAAATAAAACCTGTATCTGGCATCCCGACAACCCAGTCTCTGATTCGTGATTCAATGCGGTTTTCGTCCTCACGATAACCAAGCCCCGGCTTTGTCAGATTTACCGGGCAGATTGCACACAGCAGATATTCGTAAACTTCTTCTGATTCATCTAATTTGTCATTGTCAGAAGTTTTGGTTATGACATCGTAGGCATCGTGGAAAATCAGAATCAGATAATTTCCAACGTAATCGTAACTGTCAATAATCATGTCATAAAAAGTATCAAGCAGATCATCATTTTTCAGTCTGCTTTCACGCAGTCCCATTAGAAACTGTTGTCTGCCTCCAGTGGCTTCCTCTGCAAGTGGAAAGTCCAACTCCAAAAGATTGTTTCCAAGTTTTCCGGACAATGTCTTTTTCGCAATGTCAAGATATTTATAATATTCTGCATCGTCCAGATTTAAAAATGTCTCACCGATTTTTGTAATTTTATTATGGTCAGCGTCTACATAGCAGCCGCACATACGAGTGAATGTACAGGCTTCCTTTTTAAATCTTCTTTTAATTTCTAAAACATCCTTTTTGTTCATAAAATTTAATCCTCACTTTCTTCCTTTTCGGTTTCTTCCTCTTTAATCGTTGCGATTTCTGCGCTTAAATTCCTGCTCATGACAGATAAAATTTGTACGATTATTTCGCTTTTCGTCTTATTATCAACCTCTCCGGCCGGAGGTTCGGCTCCTTTCTACATAAAATCTTCTAACCTCATTTGTCCTTTACAATTTCCACCGATCGTTGACGGATCCCATCCAACACCGATATAGTCAAGCACTTTCGCCCATCCATAATCATTCCCGTCTTTGTCTTTGCACATATGGAACATCAGATAATCCCACTCTTTTGGGTTACTCTCATATAGTAAATCGAATCGATGCGGTCGTTTCTCCATGTGTATTCCGAAACCGCACATACTGCATCCAGTGCGCTGCGCTTTTGTCGTGTACAATGTACCGTCTGGCTTTTTCTCAATAGTTCCATAAATCTCTGGAATGATGCTTTCAGGCATTTCAAAACTTTCAGACAATTTTCCTTCTTTCAAAAGTCTTTCATGATATTTTTCTTTCAGTCCACCTTTCCACATCTGATCCATCTCTAAGGCAAGCGCTAAAATATCCTGTCGATGGAATATAGCAAATGGTGCTGATCTGATCGTGGATGCTCCAAAATAATTGCAACCATTCATCCGCAGGCTCTTGGCACGTCTGCCTCCCTCGGATGCCATCAGCCCCAGATATGGCACGCTGTTATGCTCTTTTCCCCAGTCATCACAGTTTTTCTCTTTAAGGTAATAACAACACTTGGACGATACGAGAAAATCTGGCTTCTGATAATCACACCCTTCATTTTCGTTTTCATATCCACCGAACAGCTTTAACCATCTCTGTTTTAGCTGCATTTTAGAGTTTTTCTGCCATCCGCCATATTCTCCAGTCTCCCCAGTAATAATCGCATGGCGGACAGTTTTATTTTTCTCTGACGGATTTTGTAACAATTCTATCTTGGCAGCCACTTCCTTTGAAATGACCGGAAATCCAAATTCCTGTATGACCTTTGGTTTCGTCCAATAAGTACCATCATCCCTTTTCAGCGGTGGCACATTGATAATTCCAAGAGCTTTATGTACTCTCTGTATACTCTTGTCTTCCAGTGTAGATGCACTGACTCCTGGTGCGTTAATTCCGCATACCTCATGTAAAAACAGGTATAAGATTATACTGTCAAGTCCACCGACCGAAACATGGTAGTTGAGCAATCTTCCATCACATTCACTTGCGAACTCTTCTGCTCTGATCTGTGCATATTTTCTTTTATATTCATATGGCTGCTTTTCTTTCTGCATAAATGATGCAATCTTCTCATATGCTCCGATCCGCTCCATTCTTTCTTTTACTGATTCCATTTTTTTCTCGGAGTAAAGAGCTCTTTCACGCTGGCCAGCAAACCTCTCACTCCTTTCGATTTACTTCAAAATTTCATCTAAGCAGGCATTCCAGCCTTTATCAAATCTTCCATTATCACAATAAGCAGGATGATTTGCTTTCTCCGGCAGTTCCCGAAGTGGACACCAATCTGGTTTTTCGTATGTTTCAGAATCAACAATTCTTGATACTTTCATAGCCTGGCAACTGTCAATACCTGCATCCGCGTTACAATACAAAAAGTTGCAACCAAAACATGATTCTGGCATATCCATAACCAAAATTGCTTTAGCCATCTACCACACCGCCTTTCACAATCTCGATTGCTTTACTAATAAGGCATACCATGCAGTCCGATGCTCTACACTCTTCTCCGAAACAATCTATGTTCACTGGTGATGTCATTATTTTTTCAACTTCTTCCAACTGTTCCACAACCTTGTCCGTGTCATATGCAGTCGGCTGCTGGTCAATCTTCTGTGCCAATGCATAAAACATATCCTCACTACTTGTCTGTGTAAGAAGAATATCCATAAACCATTGTTGATATAATTCTTGCTTTAATGTCTCCGCATCAATCAGTCTTCCCATCGTTCGCCCTCCTGTTCCAATCTGTAGTTGCTTTCGTTCGCTCGTCTTTCCCTGTTCTGATGTCTCCGTCCTGATCCATGTACATCTCACATTCATAGCTTTTTGGAAGTTCTGTTCCGCATTTCATACATTTGATTTTGAACATTACACCAACAGCCGAATGTGATGACTTATTTGTAGTGGT